GCGCTGGGAATGGTGGGACGATGTGACGCTGGAGATGCAGTTCTGGCTGCCCGCCGGCAGTTTTGCCACCAGCGTGGTGCGTGAGCTTCTCCAACAAGAAGGTAACGATGCGGATATTGCTGAGTAATCAGCACTTTGGTTGCGTTATGTTGCCGGTTGTCGCAAACACCAATCAGAACTCCCGCCATTGCTGAGTTGTTTGTCGCACAGTGTCGCAGAGTGATTCTTGACAGCGCACTATAAACCGGACAACCTGCCGGATAACACGATCCTTTTTCTATGTTATCCGGTATGCCACTCACAAACACGAAAGTTAAAACAGCACGGCCGCAGGAAAAACCGTACACGCTTCAGGATGGGCAAGGCCTTTACCTTGAGGTTCGCCCATCCGGTGCAAAGTTCTGGCGCTATCGTTACTGGCTGACGTCGACCAAAGACGGGCGATACACCATCGGCGAATACCCGTCCGTTTCTTTGTCCGATGCTCGCCGTGAGCGCGAGTGGGCGAGAGAGCAGGTAAAGCGCGGACTCAACCCTACGGACGTGCGCAAAAAGGAAAAGCAGCAGAATCTGGCTGAGGCGTCCAATACGTTTGAGCTGGTCGCCAAAGAGTGGATTGAACGTAAGCGCCCAAACTGGACTGCCGGCACCTGCGAGCAGGTAGAGCAGTTCCTGAAGATTAACTGTTATCCGGTTTTTGGTAACAAGCCTATCCGTGAAGTCACGGCGCACGAAATTCTGGCGGTGCTGAAAGGCATGGAAAAGCGCGGATCGGCATCTTCTGCTTTAAAGGTGAGGCAATGGTGCTCAGCGATATTCTGCTATGCCGTTGCAACGCTCAGGGCTGAAGTAGACCCTGCCGCCGCACTGAAGGGCGCAATCATCCCTCCCAAAACCCATAACTCCCGATGCCTGACCGGTGACGAACTGCGCCAGTATTTCAAGGCGCTCAGTGACTTCCCCGGATATCCGCAGACGCGCCTTGCGCTGATGATTTTGCCGTTCACATTTGTCCGTCAGGGGGAGCTTCGCCGCGGACTTTGGTCAGAAGTAAACTTTAACGACGACCTGTGGGTGATTCCGGCAGAACGGATGAAGATGAAGCGATCGCACACGGTGCCACTCACCTCCACGTCGAAAAAACTATTTGAGCAATTGAAGGCTGTTTGCGGAGAAAATCCGCTGATGGTTCCCGGCGTTTACAAGCCGAATGAGCCGCTGGGCGACAGCACCATCAACCGCGCCATTGAATACCTCGGCTTCCCGCCAAAGTTCATCACCAGCCACGATTTCAGGGCTACCGCTTCCACGACGCTGTATGAAATGGGATACCGGCGTGAAGTCATAGAAAAGCAGCTGGCGCACGCTGAAGGAAATCGTGTTGTCGCTGCATATAACCACGCCGAGTATCTGAAAGAGAGAAGGGAGATGATGCAGGTGTACGATGAGTGGCTTTCCGGCTTCATGCCGCACGCTTAAGGCTTTGCTGATACTTCACGATGCTGGATTCAGGCCATTTGGTGCGGCGACCGTCTTTCAGTGGCGGATCCAGCTCGCCAGACTTCACCTTGCGATAAACTGTGGAGCGGTGCATATCCAATGCGGCTGCTACGGCCTTTGCGCTCATTAAATGTTCCATAAAATTCTCCAATGTCTGTATATGGCAACAATCCCACCCAACTAGAGCAAATGTGACCATATAGCCACACTCACTCCTTAGGTGGTTTGCTGAGGATAAAAGCGATGATTACTGCAGCGAGAAGGCTGAAATCTATGATGACCTCAGCCGGGGTGATGTCTTCGCAGGTGGTGGTCATGCAACAGAGCGGTGGCTCTGCGCACGCACATACTTTTCGTGGTCGGCCCGGCATTCAGCGTCGCAATAGTGACCTTTGGAGATTGGTTCTTCGCACCAGTGACATTGACCGGTGAAAGTTGCCGTGACGCGCGGCCGGTTAGCCAGCGCAATCTGCGTGTTGAGCATTTCGAGTTCTGAGGCTTGGTCGAGTTCGTCAGACATAGCGATTACTCCGTGATATTGGAAATCATTTTATCGATGTATTCGTCTACCTCAGCAGCATCACCTGATGCATCCTGAAGCACAGAAACCATTTCTTGATCGCTCATGGATAGCGCAGAGAGAATTTCAACGATGCAGTTTCCGGCGATGTAAAGCTCGCTTTGGTCAGCGCAATCGGCAAAGCAACCCTTAACGGCAGCAACCAGATTGGTTCTCAGCTCGCCAGGGTAATCAGTGTTAATCATGCATCCTCCATGTACAGGCACAAAAAAACCGCTTTCGCGGCATTGGGATTTATTCGGGGTGGGGTTATGGCTTGCGGTAGAGCGGGATGCTTATCTCTCTGGTTCTCTCAGGCCAAACTTCAAATGATTCGTTCATGTGCCAAAGGTCGATACCAGCATCATCAGTGAAACAGAACGGCTCGCTAAACGCCTTGCGCAGCGCCAGCAACTCCTTAACTGCATCACGCAATATCTGCGCATCAGCATGACCTAGCGTGTATCCCGCCTTGATATCGTCTGGATTAATCATTATTCCTCCGGCGCTGCTGGTAGTGACATCCACCGCGCAACACAAGCACGATAATCATTGCCATATCCGCCATCAACGTAATCGCCATTGTTGCAGGCAAACCAGCGGCCTTTTTTATCCATGTATCCGGGAAAAGCGTAGTTATCGGTATCGTCGCTACCATCATCATACTGACCATAACACCAGACAGTAACGTCAATATCAGGCTTGCCATCGCAACACTTCACCCACTCTGCACCACCTGTGGCACATATAGGCTCTATTGGTGCTGTGTGTGGAACAGCGGGTGCTGCTGCAACCATGCAAGCCCATGTGCCTTTTGCTGTTGCGTTCTTCTCCAGCACAGAATAGGTCCAGCCTGACTCAATCATTTCAATCGTTGCTTCACGCGGCACCGCCACCCAGCCATCAGGCAGCTTAAAATCCGGGCTTGCAGGTTGGGTGAGTGCGGCAAGAGCTTCCTTCGCCATATCCACCACCCAATCCAGATGGTCTTGCGGATTGGCGATAACGTCTTCGCAATGTGCTTTTAGTTGCTGGTTAGTCATGGGTGCCATTCCTTCTGTCGCGGAATCCATCTAAGAATCGACGGTGGTTGAATGCATCACTTTGCGGGTACGGATTGTCTGCAAGTGAAAGGCCGATAGTGCAGTAATATCCGCCCATCTCGTAAGGTGAACTCATGTCTCTTTCACTTCCATCTTCGGCAATTCGCTTGGATGGCATGGTTAGTTCTTTTTCTTCGAACATCACACACCTCCTTCGTCTCTGCCGGTGCGGAGTTGAGCGGCGAAATTGGGTGAAACTTTTAAGCCATGATTTTCATGGAATCCCAAATTCATTTCCGCCTCTCTTCTGGCGAAGATCGCATCGTTAATGTCAGCGTACATTCCTAGTTCAATACATGACCTGCCATTTCCTATTCTTGCCCGCCACTTTTTATACTTTTTAGACCAGCCAACGCCAACAATGCCACTTCTGTTGTTTGCCTGTATGGGCCTGTTTCTGTGTTGATCCGTTTGCGTGGCCAGCCTTAGATTTGATAGCTTATTGTTCAATGGATTCTGGTCTATGTGGTCGACTGTCATGCCATCAGGAATTGCTCCGTTGCAAATCTCCCAAAACAATCTGTGCGCTATATATTTGCGCCATAGTATCGTCACATGCATTACTTGATGGCCTATGCCATCAGTGTGAATGCTGCCAGCCACCTTACCCGCAAATCGCTTATTCCATATTGAGCAAGCTCTTTTTGAAACAAACATAGATACATCCCTTTCTTTCCACTTAGCTACGCCTGAATCAGGGTCGTATTCCAAAAACATTTGCCAATCTATAGCTTCCTTATTCATCACTCTTTCCCCTCATTCGCCAACCGGGTACAGGCCAACCGCAAGCTGGCAGTCAGCTACATGGCGCGAACTCATACCGTGAACTTCAACGGCGAGCGCACGGCGATCACGCTGAACCTGAAAACGCTGAACGTTCCTGCTGAGGATTACTCTCAGACTGAAATCGACAAAGCCAAGCGTGTCGGCCTCGATATCTACACCACCATCAAAGACGTTCCGGTTGTGCTCTCAAGCGGCGCTAACGACTTTGTGGACAACGTTTACAATCTGATGGCTTACGTGGATGCGGTGCAGACTGACTCGTTCAACCTGCTGAAAACCACGCCAACCAAAGTGCCTCAGACTTACTACGGCGTCGACCAGCTTGAAGATTGCGCAGAGAAGACTACGCGCGGATTTGTGCGTGCTGGCGTGTTCAGCCCCGGCACATGGACGCTTCCTGATTTCTTTGGCGATCGTGACATGTTCCTGCGCAACATCGAGCAGAACGGCTTCTACGTGTTGGCAGGAGACCTAGCGGACCAGTCGACCGCTGACCGACAGGAGCGCAAATCACCGGTGGTTCAGATTGCGGTAAAAAATGCCGGCGCCATCCACAGTGAAGACATCATTATCAACTTCAATAAATAAGGGGCGGTAAATGTCTCAGATTGTTATTAGTGCAGATACCGCCACGATTGTCCTTAACGGACGAATCATCACGGACATCGCAGCGGGAGACTATGTCACGCTGACACCATCAAATGCCCTGACAAGTCGCGCCAACAGCTCTCAAAACGGTGTGACCATCTCCAAACGAGTTGATGCCGGTGTGCATGTAATGGTTTTGCGGGTTCAGAAGTTTTCCAATGACGACGTATGGCTGAATCAGCAGCGAAACGCCAACATCCCAGTGGTGTTTAATGGCTCTATCAAAGAGTCGTTTGTGCGAGACGGTGCAGCGTTGAAAGAAACCTACGACCTGCAGGTTGGATCGATTACCACTCAGCCTACCCAAACCAAAAACAACCAGGACGCAAATGCGCTCATGGAGTACACCATCGAGCTTCGCAACGTCGTGCGCAACGTATAAGGCTAACCATGTCCACTGAAAAGCAGAAGAAGGCGCTTGAGATGATCAAGGCCGTCTATGACGACGGCTACGCTGAAATCAACGGCAACCGTTACGACTTCGCCAAAATGACGCATAAAAAGCGCCGCAAGGTGTTTGCGTTCTTCACGGGTATCGCGAGCGAAATGACGCGCCAGTCAATGGAGTTCCTCGACACCGAGCGCTTCGAAGAGATTGAGCGCGTAATGTTCGACTATATCCTGTTCGACGGCGTTCAGCTCTCTAAGCAGCCTGACCACTTCGAAGAGTATACGGGCGATTACATCATGCTCATCACTACGGCGCTGCAGGTTATCAGTTTGCCTTTTATGGCCGGGAGCAATATGAACTCACATTCAGAAGCTCCAGAAGTGCAGAAGTTTACGTTAAATCCTCGAACATAAGCGATGACATGAGCATGTACCTGGCGCTATCGAAGGCCGGGTACGGCTCGTATAAAGAGCTGACTGAGCTGGACACGCCAGAGCTGTTCGACATGCTCGAATTTGAAAATATCAGCGCTGATATCCAGCACTACCAGATGGAGCAGGCTAAGCATGGCAATAGTTAACGAGCTAATCACTAAATTCGGGTTCGTTGGCGACCTTGCGCCACAGGAAACATTCAATGCCAACCTAAAAGCATCCATCGGGTTGCTGGCGGGCATGGGCGCTGCGATTGCAGGTTCTGCTGCGGGCATTGCAGGATGGGTGACATCGGTGAGTGAGTCCATCGATCCGCTTGTTCAGTTCGGACGCGAGACAGGTATCGCGGTTGAAACAATCCAGACGCTTGGTTATGCCGCCGAGGTGAATGGCTCCAGCGTGGATGCGCTACAGGCCTCTCTTGGCGAGATGACTAAGCGCGTTGGTGAGTTCATTTCAACGGGTGAAGGTGAAGCTAAGGATGTCGCCAGCCGTCTTGGTCTGCAATTTAAAACCCTCAACGGTGAGGTTAAAAACTCTGACGTCATATTCCGCGAGCTTGCCGACAAACTTCAAGGCATGAGTCAGGCAGAGAAGTTCTCTGTGCTGGATAAAATGGGCATAGACCGTTCCATGGTTCAGCTGCTGTCCATGACGGGCGCTGAGATTGAGGATTTTCAGCATAAGGCAGAAGCGCTGGGTGTGGTCACACAGGAGCAAGCCGATCTCTTCGCGGATTACAACGACTCACTGACAACGCTTGGCAAAGGCTTTGACGGGGTAAAGTTTCAGGTAGCGATCGGGTTTGTGCCTGTACTGAAAGACCTGATTGATGGCTTCATCGACTTCCTGGTTGTGAACAAAGACCTCATTCAGAACGGCCTAAAACATCTCGGTGAAATCATTTTCTCGGTGATGGGCATGATTCGCAGGATGGCGCCAATCGTCGCGGTCATAACTGCAGGTTTTATAGCGTGGAAAATAGCTGCGATCGGACTCAGGACGGTTCTCGCCACAATCTTCTCACCGGTAGTACTCATCACTGCAGCAATTCTGGCTGTCATTCTGGTTATCGATGACCTGCTTACAGCAATGGAGGGCGGGCAGAGCGTAATCGCCGACTTCTTCAAAGATACTTGGGGCATCGACATCGTGCCGGGGCTGCTGGCGATTAAAGATGCTGTAATGGTAGTGGTTGATTTCATCATCGACTCATTCAAGGTCGGCGTTGAAAACATAAAGCTCATGTTCTCCGCGCTGTGGAAGCTTCTGACCGGAGATTTTCAGGGGGCATGGGATGATGTGGTCGGCATCTTCGACAACACCGTCGAGCACCTGAAAAAGCCATTCATCGCCTTCATTGACTGGGCCAAAAACATCTTTGCCGGTCTTGGAAACTATATCGGTGATGTAATCAGCAATGCCGCATCTAGCGCCTGGAGCTCTGCTAAGTCATTCCTTGGTTTTGGCGATGACGAAGAGAAGCAGGCTCCTGTGGTTGGCGTTGGATATAGTGCTGATGCTGCTTCGAGCGGTGGCTATGCAGGCAACAACGGCATTCCATATGGAAATCCAGGATTAAACGGCAATCTCGCCTATGCGCCGGGCGGTCCTGTAAGCAATGTCAGTGTTAGTCAGAGTAACACCATGCACATCAACACATCAGACCCTGTGGTTGCTGGCAACACTGCTGCAAACGGTTTGCAGGAGGGCATGCGTGATGCTAACCGGATGTTTTCAAGGGGTGGCAGGTAATGAGTATCCTTGATGGTTTCACGAAGGCACAGGATTCGGGTAAGGCAACGGTAAAAAAGGTCGGGATTGGCGGATTCTCTATGTTCGCCCGTGTCGGCGACTCAACCACCTATCCATCGCAGGTGCCGGTTGATGTGTTGGAAGATGGCAGCATCGCTTCTGACGACATCATTATCGGACCAATAGCGGTGAAAATCAGCGGCTCGGTTTCAGATGTGTACGCTGATGCAAAGCCAAACTCTTCGCTTAGCTTGCTGCCTGACTACTCCAGATATGGCGAGGTGATCGAGTACATCCCATCTAAAACTCAGCAGCAGCTGCAGAAGATTAACGAGATAGCTGACCGGGCTGAACAGAAGATACTGGAGGCCAAGCGCCTGGCTGATAAGGGTGCCGATCTCTTTGGTCTGGTTGGTAATCCGGTTGCAGGAGGCGCCAAAGGTATACGTGAGCAGTTCCTCGACTTCATTGAGGCGGTTTACTACGGTAAGCAGCTTATCTCAGTAGAGGTTGACTACAGGACGCATGAAAACATGGCGCTCAGCAGCCTGGTTATATCAACTGATAATCAGACTCTGGAAACGAAGTTTGAAGCGGGGTTCACGAAGGTCAATTTCACACAGCTGACCACAACTGCTATCGAGCAGCAATTCAAATCACCCTCGGCCGCAGCGAAATCCAAGACCGCAGGCGTGGCGAACAAGGGATCGCAAACTCCGGCAGATAATTCCAAAACCAGCTCAGGTGCAAGTAAGTCAAAGTCGACACTGAAAGCAGTGACTGATGCCATTTTCGGTAAATAATTATGGATAAGATTTCCAATGTGACTGATGAGCCCATTCAGCGTCATGTCCTGCTGTTTGATCGCGGCGAGGCAGTCGTTATTCTGCGTCACTTGCCGACGGTTGAAATGTGGAAGATGAGGGTGGAATACCAGGGTGATTTCATTGATGGCGTAAAGCTGTCGCTGGGAGCGATTCACTTTCGCCACAAGAACTGGCCGTTCGATATCGCGCTGTTGTGCACAGACAACTCAGGCATTGACCCGTACAGGGCTGACGATTTCACCAGCGGGCGTTGTGAGCTTTATATGGTCACACCAGATGAGATGATTGAAATGCGCGGGGGAGACGTGCCGTAATGGAAACATTTTATCGTGATTATCGGCTGACCGTGGGCATTGGTAATCAGGCAGTCATTATCGAGCCGCCGATGACAGTCTCATTTAAAGCGCTTGAGACGGTGGATAAAAAATCTCTCGGCAAGCTATCTGTTTCAATTAATGGCCTAAAGCAATCCACTCGTCTGCAAATGGTCAAATCGGAAGATGATAAAAAATACATTCCGGTAAGGCTAGAGGTGGGTTATGACGGCAAACTGCGACAGGTATTTCAGGGATCGGTAAAAAGCGGCACCGTAAGTCGTGAAGGGCCGATACATGTTGTCATCCTTGAGTGTGAGGATGGCGGACATGACTATATAAATTCGTTCACGTCGCGAACGGTGCGCGGCAAAGAGCAGGTGGTTGATTCTGTTTTGTTGGACATGCCCAATACCAAGAAGGGGTCGGTGACAAGTCAGCAGCAGCTGATAAGACCAAAAGTGTTGGTTGGAAGCTCAAGTAAAATCCTCACCGACATGCTAGCGCCGGATGAGAGCTTTTTCATTAAAGATGAGCGCATTCACATCCTGAAGGATGACGAGGTAACCTCCGGCAATATTCCTGTGGTTAATGCCCGCAGCGGCCTGCTAAACACCCCTCAATCAACGAAGGGCAGCGCACAGGCAGACGGAAGCCAGAAGCCTGCAAGTACCAATAGTCCTAACACCGATCCCGGAGGCACGGGCAAAGACGATGTCGACTCCAGTACTTTGCCCTCTCAGGTCAAAGGCCAGATCGTGTTCGACACAAAACTAAATCCGATGCTTAGAATAGGCGGACTGTGCGCAATGGAGAGCAACACTAACCCTGCGTTGAATGGCGTTTATAAAATCTATCAGATTGAGACCAGCGGGCAGTACACCGGCGCGGCGTGGAGTCAGAAAGTAACAGCCAGACCGGCCGGTAATTACAAGGTTGTAAGCTAATTACTTCATATCAAGACAAACGGTCGCGACATAATCGCCGCCAGCTGAAAGAAATGATTCAACAAGTTCTTTATTGGGATGGTCTTCACTGGCTATTAATTCCTTTTGCTCCTTGATGAAATCACGCTTTATTTTTAAGCATGATTTCTTCTCTTTCAGTCCTTGCCTGACAAATACTCTCATTTGCCTTTCCATATCGGGAATTTGCGACATGGCGTCATTTATTTTCTTCTGATTGACATTAGTAGCCTCAATGGCCTGAAGCATTTCGCTTTCAAACTTCGCCTTTGCAGCATCAGCCAGCGGTCCAGCGTAAGCACTCGTGGTCAGTAATAAACCGGTGATAAGAATTAATTTCTTCATTTAAAATTCCAGAGATAAACATGATTGAAGAACTTCACGACACTATCGGACAGGGGGTGAATTTCGCGCTGGCCGATGTTCATACTATTGTCGTCGCAAAGATAACGTCTGTAAACGATACAACAATTGGTTGTATGCCTGTAATAAACAGGGTTGTAGAAGGTGATTCACGTCAATTGCCAGAATTCATCGAGTTGCCTCCTGTAATTATTCAGGGTGGTGGAAGTTATATTGCTGAGCCAATTGCAATAGGTGATTACTGCTTAGTGCTTATCTCTGAGCGCTGCTACGACGCCTGGTATGCAGGTAGTGATTTCGTTCCTCCTCTCGAAATGCGCATGCACGACTATTCAGACGGTTTTGCGTTGTGCGGCATTAACCCGCAGGCCGCAGCTATCAGCATTCCCAAAGTGAGACGACTCATGATGGCGGATACCGATCATGATGGGTCGATGTATCTGACAGGAGACTTTAATCAGTCAGAAGGCAAGACCACGCTGGAAGAGTGCGAGGTTCTTGGTCAGCTTAAATACGGCTCGCTGGAGACATCAGGCCAGAGTGGTGTGTCGGGTTCGTTCAGAAGTGACGACGGCAAAACAATCACAGTAACTAACGGCATTATTACGAGGATCGCATGATCGTATCAGCGCTGGATAAAGACGATGACTGGACGTTTGGTCGTGGCCGAAAAAACTACATCACCGGCAGCACTGCTATTACGCAGAAAGCTAAATGTCGCGTGCGTTCATTCAAGAATGACAACCCCCTCAACATGGATGACAACATCGACTGGATTAACCTGATGTCGGAAAAAAACACCGAGCAGGAAACGTTGAGAGAAATAGAACGGGTTGTTTTAGCCACAGATGGCGTGATGCGAATAGTCGAACTCTCGATGACAGTTAATAAAAAGACAAGGAAACAGGTGGTCGAGCTGCGCATTCAAACTGTATTTGATGAACAGTCAGTCCTATTCCCGGTAAGTGGAGCACAGAAAGATGGCACTACAGTTTGATAACAGCGGGCTACAGATTGACAGTTTCAGAGACATATTCCAGAGCCTGAGCGAAGCATATAAGGGGATTTACGGTCAGGACGTAGATTTAGACCAGGAATCACCAGACGGCCAGCGTGTGTCGGTTGAGGCGCAGGCCAGGACAGACATTGAAGCGGCATTGCAATGGCTGTATTCGCAAATGGACCCGGATTTCAACACTGGTGACATGCAGCAAATTATCGCTAAGTTGCACGGCCTCTACCTTCGCCCCGGATCGCGCTCTCAACGTGACCTTAAAGTTGTCACCGACAGGCCGGTTCTTTTGTATAGCGGCTATAAAATTCGCGACCAGGCCAATCAGGTATGGTTCGTCAGGCAAGACGTAACCATTCCCGCCGGCACGACGACAGTAACTTTCTTTGCTCAGAATTTCGGGAAGGTGACAGGCCTCGTCTCTGACACCTTTACGCAGATGACGCCAGAGTTGGGCGTTCTGAGCATAACCTCAGACGTTGCGGTGGTGGTCGGTCGAGATGAAGAAACTCCCGAGCAGTTCCGTCAGCGTCGCAATCGATCACTTGAGAACCCAGCAACGGGCAGTACCGGCGCGATTTTTGCAAAGGTAGCGCAACTGGCGGGCGTGACCGACCTGAATATCGGTGAGAACGACACCAAATATGATGATCCATTGACGGCTATTCCAGCCAACTCAATATGGCTGGTAGTTGAAGGTGGCTCCATCTCAGAAATAGTCGAAGTTATGGTGAAACAAAAGGGTGGCGGAACCGGCACAAAGGGAAACATCACCGGACGTTACGTCGAATCACTGGTGCGTCCTGATGGTTCTGTTTTACAGATAGCGCATGACCTTGAATTAGACCGCCCCATTTACAAGCCGCTATTTATCAAGCTGACGGCAAAGCGAAAATCTGCGAGTGACCCTGTTGATACGGATTCACTCAAAGAAGCTTTAGCGAGCCGCGTAATGCACATCGGCGAAAGCATTGATGCTAACGAATTCTATGCAGATGGGTATGGAACAAGCCGTGTCAATTATGTTCTCACTGACCTAGAGATAAGCGATGACGGCGCCTCGTTCACTGATGGTGAGTTGCTGCCCGGATTCCAGGGTAAATTCACGCTGGACGTGGAAAATATCAGCATCAACGAGGTGACGTGATGAACAATGACATCATCAATCGCTATACGTTAATGCTGATAAAGCAGTACTGGGAAAAGCCAAAAGCCCGAGCTGAAATCGAAGCCATGATGAAGCAGTGGCAGATAATTGCTGACTTCATCCGCAACCCCGCAAATTTTGATATTGACGTCGTAACGGGTTACCGCCTCGATGTGATAGGTCGCATTGTTGGCCTTCCCCGCAGCGTGCCGGCGGTGATCGCAAAGGTTTTTTTTGGATTTAAAGGCCACATCAATTCTGCGGGATTCAGCAGCAAGAATAAAACTTCTTATGTTGGCGCCCCGTTCTACAGCAAGTTTGCCCCGGCCTATGGCGACTACCAGCTTGGCGATAATGAGTATCGGCGTTTTCTCAAGGTGAAAATTGCCAAAAACGCCACTGCATCGACTATCGCATCTGAAGATCGCGTGAGCCTGCAGGAAGTTATACAGGCAGCATTTAACGGCGAGGCGTATGTTACAGACAGAAAAGACATGACGCTTGCTCTTAATATCTCACCACAGATATCTGAGGACGAATTGCGACTGATTGTGAAGCTCGGGCTACTGCCTAAGCCAGCAGGCGTACGTTACGACTACTTCTATCAGGTCACGCCCGGAATGACATTCGGGTTCTCCAGAAACCCCGCAGCAAGGGGATTCGGAAGCAAATTCAATGCCGCCTACCAGGGCGGTTTTTTTTCGAGGAAAATTCATGTCTAAGATTGCGAGATATTCAGGGAATTTACGCGCGTTCGGATCTAACGCTCAGGGACTTGAGCGCACATTGTTTGGCGAAACTACTCAGGCTGATGATTTAACATCGCAGGTTACAGCCGCATTTCTTCGCGGTTGGGGTGTTGTTGGTCCTTCGGAAAACCCATCTCTTGAAGATTTTAACGCTGCCTTCTATGCAATCAGTCAGTTCATTGCATATCAGCACCAGATGGGCGTGCCAGAGTGGGACGCGGCTCAGGAGTACTATGTAGGCTCTCTATGCGTGCGCGGAGGAGAAACATACGCATCCGTTGCAACTAACAATATAGGAAGCGCTCCGCCATCAGCGAAATGGACCCAAATTATTACGTCTAAGAATGGCCTATCGAGTTTGGGTCTTGCAGATAGTAATGGTTATGTGGGTAGGTTGATTAATATCCAGGTTTTTGTGACTAACGGGCAATACACCCCAACACCCGGAACCAAAAAAATTATTGTTGAGGCAATTTCTGGTGGTGGCGGGAGTCGTTCTGGATCAACTGCAAGCGGACAAACGGGCGGATCCACCCCTGGTTATCATGGCCAGTACAATAAATCACGCTTTGATATCAGTGCTATTTCTACACCGCTTACTGTGACTGTAGGTTCTGGCGGCACTGCAAATAACTATGGCGGCGCCACATATTTTGGACCTTATATGTCTTTAGATGGCGGCAATCCTGCTGATGGGACGCTTTCGTCATCAACTTCAGGGGTTGCAGGTAGTGCTTACCACCGTACTGGCGCAATCAACACCTCTACTGGATTCATTCTCTCATCCTCCCAGGGTGAGACGTTATCCGCCCCAGTGATTCAGGTCACAGCTGGTGTGGCATGTGGATTTACAGCACCCAATTCACCATTCCCAGGAGGATGGCAAGGGAGGGGGGCGGATGGATTCTATGCAGCATCCGGCACGACTTACACCGGGAAAACCGGTAATCCAGGAATGGTTATGGTTAAGGAGTTTGCATGATGATTGCTGATGATTATGCAGTGATAGATGCTGTCGGAAATGTAATAAATGTTGTTCTTTGGGATGGGGAAACTGATTGGAGCCCCCCCGAGGGAGCGACGGTTATAAAAATAAATGGCAGCGGTGCAGGCATAGGTTGGACCTATAAAGATGGCGATTTTATACAGCCCACAACACCAGCAATACCTGAAGAAGACCTTATCACCCAAGCCGAGCAGAAAAAATATAATCTTCTTCTAGAGGCTACGCAAAAAATATCAATCCTTCAGGATGCGGTTGATCTTGAAATGGCAACTGAGGATGAGAAAATACTGCTAAACTCTTTAAAGAAATATAGAGTGTTGTTGAATCGCATAGATACATCAAAGCCTGGAAAGATAGAGTGGACAAAATCGCCTGAATGATAAGTTTGGCGCTTATTTATTAACAAGCGCCAAATTATCTCATGTTACTTTACAGTTTCGCCGGTGTTAATGCGCGGGGAAGATAAAATCCTAAGCGGAGGCTTCTCAATGTATTTGAATGTAAACCCTGCCACTATCACGGATAGGACTATTACACCTACCGCTAAAAGCGAGTTTAAATAATTATTCTCAACCTTCAATTTGATGAACAGATAAATTAGAGGGGTGTGCATGAGGTATATAGAAAATGACCTCTTACCAAGCATTACAAAGAATCTTGAATCAAGGAAGGACAAAAATCGAAAACCAATACAAGCAATCATTGCTATCGCAACGGAAACGATTGCAATTAAAGCGAAGTAGATATACATAGGAATTCTTACATGAATAACCATTCCACACATCAAGATAAAGCCCAGCAAACTGAAAATTTTGGGAAATGAACTGCGATCACTAAGATAGCTTCTAAATCGCATTATTAATGAGTAAGATAAAATACCTATAGACATGCAATAGATGCACCTAACTATGCCGCCGTTAAAAAGAAAGATATTCATCTGGTCTAAGTTATGGGTGTTTATTGTTGCAGTATAGAATGCGGCGATAGTCAAAAATGGAAGGAATAATGCCAGTAACTTATTTCTGCAGCAGAAAAACGCTACTAAAGTGCCTATATAAAACTCAATTGATATTGACCAGCTAGGTTGATTAGAGGATAAATTAAAACCCACATTTATCGCGTTCATCATTAATGCATCGCCAAAAAGATTCTTTGCTGTAACGTCCCCAATCCATTCAGGATATGGCTGACCTATACTGATCATTAAAGCGATCGGTACCATCAATATTCCAAATATGTGCATTGGGTACAATCTTAAAAATCTCTTAACGACAAATGCCTTAAATGACATTGCTTTGCTCTTTATTTCCTGTAGATGAGAATGATATAGAACGATGCCAGAAAGAACGAAAAATATGTCTACTGCAAACGTTGCATTAAAGGGGAAAAATGCTGATCCCCAGCCCGTGAAATGCCCGAAAGCATGTGACAGCGCAACTAAGATGGCTAAGCCTCCACGTATGCCGTCCAAACCCTTTAGTCTTTCCATGTAAAGAATCCGTAAAAAATGTAATCTTTTCTTATGTGTAAGGTAAGACAAATCCCATCAAGTTTCAATCGACAGCACTAAAGAAAGTTTTTACATACCCTGAAATAATGGTCAAATTCACTCTAATCGCTGAGCATAAAAAAGCCCCGGCGACGGGGCAGCTTAAGACCGCGTCCATCTTCATGCAGGATGCGGGTGTAACCTTGAGGTTAGGAGCTTAAGCGGCAGAGGCCAAGCGGCAGGCACAAAAAGCCCGGCGCGGTGGCCGGGAGAGTGGTCATTCATCATCTAAATCGTCTGGAACCTTAAGAACAGGATGGACTTTATCAAGCAACCCAAGGAAGTTGTCATAATCATCACTTACCTTCATCAAGGTGGTTATGCCTGTTAGCCTTCGCTGCAACATGCCGAAACCGGTATCTTCAGAAAGAAATTGATGCATTTTGGCGCCCTTTTTGGCTTTGCTTTTTTCTTCCTTGAGCGCATTCCTAAGATCGGGTGCCATACGGTCATAAGTTATATTGTTAACCAAGTGACCAAAATATTGAGGCCTGCGCATGTTGGCCTTGAAAGGCACGCCGCGCAACCTACAAAGCTCCTCAAAGAACTCGGCTGGGTAAGTACTCACCCATGGCCTCATTTCTTTTGCAATGAATGACTCAAGTATCTTAGCAAGAGCATCTCGTTCACGGTCTTTTTGATACCCAGTTGCCTCATCTACGAGAGCGATGATGCCAACCTTAGCTAGAGACCTAACCAGCACCTCGGCCTTTTGTGCTACTACTAATTGCTCTGCACGTTTCATTGCGCCAGCTTCACGAGCTTTCAGGTAGAGGTCACAGACTAATGGCAAAATAGTTGCGTCATAACCATCTTTGATAACACCCAACTTCCCCTTATATTCAACCTTTTGGATCACAGCTGCAAGGTCTTCATTTATATAGGGAATTAAGTTCTTTGCATCCATAAATGATGGGATTTGGGTCTCGCCAATCATCTCTGCACTATCCTTCGCACCACGAGGGGTCCTTCCAAGCGCGGAGAATATCGATCTCCTTGAAATTACTCGCCTTCCATCTGGAAGTACCGCGACTTCAAGCGATATGTCGCCAATCTCCAACAACCCCTCATTTTGAGCCTCTGGAAGAGAGGCCTTCCACGTCCTTACCTCTCTAGCCTTCTTTGAAGATTCCTTTCTTGCTTCAGCTGACATGCTTGCAGCCCGGGCCTTCCCGCCAACAGCTTTCCCACTAGGCTCTTCATCAGGAAATTCTGCCAATTCGTTAAAATTTGTCATGAGCTTTTCTCGTGTTGTGAATACACGAGCATTATAACCATATGCACGTATCTACGTGCAAATTAAATTATGCAGGTTGAATAAATCTAATTCTGAATCGGTAGCAATTTTACTCTAAATCGACTTGATCGATCCCATCGATCGATATTACTGTATTTATATACAGTATCTATCAGGGAGGGAGATGACCATGCCCCGCGACTACGAAATCAAAGACGCCTTCAGGTTCGCTATCAAACGCGATGCTGCTGGCCGCTACACCGTAAGTACACTCGACTTTGTCAGTGAACTTGAGCGCCTGAACTGGCATTACACGCCACGGCAAGCGAATAACTGGATCGAGGCTCACAAGTCAGTTTTCCGGGATATTTCGACATCGGAAGGCGATGAGCGCGTGTTTCAGGTATTCAATCCAAACGGCGGAATGTGATGTTTGCGCTCGTTGATGTGAACTCGTTTTACGCCAGCTGCGAGACGGTATTCAGGCCTGACTTGCGCGGTAAGCCGGTGCTGGTTCTGAGCAATAACGACGGCTGTGTGATCGCCCGGAGCGCCGAAGTGAAAGAGCTGAAAATCCCAATGGGTGCGCCTTACTTCAAGCTGAAGGACGAAATCCGCCGGCACAATATTCACGTGTTCAGCAGCAACTATGCGCTGTACGCCGACATGAGCAACCGGGTGATGACCATACTCGAAGATATGGCGCCTTCGGTTGAGGTCTATTCGATCGATGAGGCGTTCATGGACGTAACAGGACTGGACAGACTGCAATCATTCGATGAGCTGGGCCGAAAGGTAAGAGCGCGAATAAAGCAGGAGGCGCACCTCACTGTTGGCGTTGGCATTGCGCAGACAAAGACGCTGGCGAAGCTGGCTAACCACGCTGCTAAAAAGTGGACGAAGACCGGCGGCGTGCTTGACCTTTCTGACGTTGAGCGGCAGCGAAAACTTATGGCGCTGATTGACGTTGAGGATGTATGGGGCGTAGGAAGGAGAATCGCCAAACGGCTAAAAATAATGGGCATTAACACAGCCCTGGATTTGGCGAACAGCCCCATCAAGCTGATGCGCGATAACTTCACTGTCGTAATGGAAAGAACCATCCGCGAGCTGCGCGGCGAGCCATGCCTCGAGCTGGAAGAGTTTGCGCCGACTAAGCAGCAGATTGTCTGCTCACGCTCATTTGGTTCGCGCATCACTGAATACGAGGACATGAGGCAGGCGGTTTGCTCTTATGCTGAGCGCGCGGCTGAGAAGCTAAGGCGAGAACGCCAGTATTGCAGTCAGGTGGCTGTGTTCGTCCGAACAAGCCCTCATGCTGAAGGCGAAGTTTTCTATGGAAACCAAGCCATGGGTAGACTCCTGACCCCAACGAATGATACGCGAGAAATAATACGGGTTGCCATGCAGGGGCTCGACCACATATGGCGCGACGGCTGCCGGTATATGAAAGCGGGCGTCATGCTGGGCGACTTTTACAGTCAGGGCGTGTCTCAGCTCAATCTCTTTGATGAATTCAAGCCACAGGCCAACAGCGAATCGCTGATGCGTGTCGTTGACGGTCTCAACCAGAGCGGGAAGGGGAAATTATGGTTTGCAGGACAGGGTATCCAGAAATCCTGGGAGATGAAGCGCGAAATGTTGTCGCCGGCATACACCACCAGACTGTCGGACCTGCCAGTGGCGAAGTGACGTTTTTGCTGCAGCCGCTGCAGCACATCCTGTCCACACGTGAGACTTCCAGCATGGTGGAGCTGAACGGCCGCAGGTGCATAATCGATAAGCAGCGTTACCCGGTAAACGGTGACACAGTGCTGATTGATATGTCAGTAATGTATGAGTGGGCGATGATCATGATTCATCCGCGGCGCCTGATAACCGACGATGGCGCATTCCTGATGGATGACCTGCTGGAGGATATTGCAGTGGTGGGAGTGGTGACGCATGAAATCACAACCATGCATGAGGATGACAGGCCGACGATCTGAAGGCGTTACAATTCGCTCTACCCTCATTTATAACACCACGCTAGAATACCATCCTGCTTCTTCGCATTGGCTGTATAAAAAGAGGCCAGCAAAATTAAAACAGGATAACCAGCAGGATAAGAAATCCGGTGATAATGATGAAGGTCTATAAAATTCATAAGGTTGCGGCTTAAATGCGGATATTGCTGAGTAACGATGATGGAATCCATGCGCCGGGTATTCAGACGCTGGCGCGTGCTTTACGTGAGTTTGCCGAGGTGCAGGTTGTCGCGCCCGATCGCAATCGTAGCGGCGCATCAA